ATTAAGTAATAAACTATTTGCCAGTAAATAGTTCGTTTGACCTGTTTGAACGGATTAAGTATATATGTACAGTAAAATATATTCGGAAGTCTTTTTAGAGCCTTCCTCATACTGTGACAGACTGCTGTACAGATATACTTTTATACGGCGGGATAACTCTGCCTTCGGCAAGGGGATAATGTATGGCAGGGTTTAAATCAGGCGGCGAACACCACCTAGTAAAAGGTGTCACTCAAGCCAAAGAACAAGTTCTTGAGAAGGTGCGGGTGGGCGTCTCCCCTCAGGCGGCTATGATTGCCATAGGCAAGAAGCCAGATACTATCCGTCAATGGATGGTCAGAGACCCATTATTTGCAACGGCACTTGAAGAAGCCAAGGAAGAAGGAAGTAAACAATCCTTTGATGCCCTTGGTGTCCAAAAGGAGTCTATTCCCTTTGCAGAGTTTTCTAAGATGTTTTTTGACCAAATGGTCTTTCCTCACCACCAGAACTGGATTGACCTTCTGGAGGGACGCGAGCCTTCTTGGGACCACCCTAATATTATATATGAGCCTGGAGAGCCTAACCGCCTCCTAATCAACGTGCCTCCTGAGCACGCTAAGTCCACTGTTATCACGGTGAACTACCCAACTTACCGCATTGCCCTCAATCCCAACATCCGCATCATTGTGGTATCAAAGACGATTACTAAGGCACGCGAGTTCGTATACGCTATCAAGCAACGATTGTCCCATCCACGCTGGCTTAAACTGCAGACCGCATATGGTCCAGAAGGCGGTTGGAAACAAGACGCAGATACTTGGCGTACCGATACCGTCTATCTTGGGGGCGATGCGCGTAATTCATCTGAGAAAGACCCAACCATTCAGGCACTAGGTATGGGTGGTCAGATTTACGGCGCACGTGCAGACTTGATTATTCTTGACGACTGTATAACTACAGCCAACGCTCATGAGTGGGAACAACAGATTAACTGGTTGCAGAAGGAAGTTATTACCCGTCTGGGTAAGAACGGTAAATTGTTAGTGGTGGGGACCCGAATTGCAGCAAATGATTTATATAAAGAACTTCGTAATCCAAAGCATTGGTCAGGTGGCAAGACTCCGTTTAGTTATATGGGCATGCCTGCTGTACTGGAGTATTCGGAGAAGCCAGAAGACTGGGTTACTCTCTGGAAAGAGTCGGACGTCCCGTGGGATGGCGATGATGACACTCCTCAGGAAAACGGCTTCTACCCCAAGTGGGACGGGCAAGCCTTATTTAAGCGTCGCTCGGAAGTCACACCCTCAACTTGGGCACTTGTATACCAGCAAGAAGATATACAAGAAGATTCCATCTTCCCACCCATGTTGGTGCAAGGGTCAACTAACGGGATGCGGAAGCGAGGTCCACTAAGAGATGGGGCTGCTGGACATCCTGCTCACGTAGAACCTTACATTGTAGTTGGTTTTGACCCTGCTATGGCAGGTAACGCTGCATTTGTAGTTTGTACTTACAACCGTGCAGATGGCAAAATTTACGTTAACGATTGTATTAATATGACGGAGCCAACTCCGCAGAAAATTAGGGCGACAATTGAAGAACTGGTTATTAAATATAAGCCGCAAGAGTTTAGAGTTGAAATCAACGCCCATCAAAAAGCCTACTCCCTTGATGACGAGTTACGAAACTGGCTTGCTGGATACGGCGTACGCCTTGATGCTCACTTTACAGGCAAAAACAAGTGGGACACATCCTTCGGCGTTGCGTCAATGTCTAACTTGTTTGGCACAGTCCGAGAAGAAAAGTTCCAAAAAAACAACATTATAGAACTTCCTTCTTCTGAGGGTAGTGAAGGCATAAAGGCTCTTACTCAACAACTGTTGACTTGGAAGCCAAACACTAAAGGCAAGACAGATACTGTTATGGCGTTGTGGTTTGCAGTTATTCGCATCCGCGAACTTATGCAGTCTAATAGTCACACATCTATGTATGCCAACAATCGTTGGACTACTAAAGCACAGATGAATAATAGATACTCAATCAACCTAGACGATGCCTTTGCAGATCAATGGCACGACATATATGGATAGGAATTAAAATGGCATCAACATCATATTCACCAAAGCCTATGTCACCAAGGGCTAAGGCTAAGGCTGGCGCTGCTGGTAAGACAACAGCAAGACGCTACAGCGCCGATTTAGTCGCAAGAAATACAGGTGGTATTTCTGGCACTGGAGGAAGAAACGTAACTAAAGATTACAAAGAAACTGGTAATCAAAAGTCGTTTTTGGAAAAACTAAAGTATGCATTTAGAACTATTCCAATAGAGTCTCCCGAAACTATTTCTTTTCAGAAGCAACTAGAAATTGATAGACAAAACCTAAAGAAGAAGAAGAAGAAGTAAAATTGCTAAAAAGAAATAATTCTCCCCTTTAATCGTTAGGACAACAATGGCATTATCAGTAGAACAAATAGTAGCAAGAGTTGAATCTCTGCGCTACCGTAATCACGAACGTGATGCCCGTAACCTTGACGTACTTGCTGTCCGTAAAGGAAAGATTGCTGAAGTCTATCCTAATTTCTTTCCAGAAGGCGTAGATGCCAACGTAGTAGCAAACTTTATTGACATTGTTGCACGTGACTTATCCGAAGTTATGGCTCCGCTTCCTGCGGTTAACTGTTCTGCAGCCAACCAGGTATCTGACCGTGCTCGTACTTTTGCTGACAAGCGCACTCGCATTGCATCTAACTACTTCCAGCACTCAGACCTAGCGGTACATATGTACTCAGGCGCTGACTGGTATCTAACATATGGATTCGTCCCTTTCATTATTGAATTAGACGATGAAGCAAAACTGCCACGTATCCGCATAGAAAACCCAATTGGGGCTTACCCAGAATTTGACCGCTATGGACGTTGTGTGGCATTTGCTAAGCGGTACTCTATGACACTTGGTGAATTAGTATCTCAGTTCCCAGAGCATGATAGACAATTGCTAGGACCAGATGGTTACAAGCAAGACCTTAATGCACAAATTGAGATGATTCGTTATTACGATAAAGACCAATCTGTAATCTATGTACCGCGCAGAAGCAATCTAATTCTTTCTCAAGCAGCAAATCCGCTTGGCAAGATGATGGTTGTTGTTGCACGTAAGCCATCTATTGATGGTGAAATGCGTGGACAATTTGATGATGTACTTGGTATTCAGTTACTGCGTAACAGATTTGCATTACTTGCAATGGAAGCAGCAGAGAAGTCAGTACAAGCACCAATTGTTTTACCACAAGATGTGCAAGAACTTATGCTTGGTGGAGATGCGGTTATCCGTACAGCCAACCCAGCAGGTGTGCGCCGAGTAGAACTTACTTTGCCACAGGGTGCATTTACAGAACAAGAAGTTCTTAATCAAGAACTACGTGTTGGTACACGTTACCCAGAATCCCGTACTGGAAACATTGATGCTTCAATCGTCACTGGTCAGGGAGTACAGGCTCTTATGGGAGCCTTTGATACACAAGTTAAATCTGCACAAGCAATCTTTGCTGCAACACTTCGGGACATTATTAGCCTTTGCTTCTGTGTAGATGAAATGATTTATCCCGAAGAAAAAACAATTCGTGGAGTAGATTCGGGTTCACCTTATGAAATTACTTATAAGCCAACTAAAGACATCAAAAACGATTATTCCGCTGATGTTCGCTATGGCATGCTTGCTGGTCTTAACCCAGCACAAGGTCTTATCTTTATGCTTCAAGCACTTGGAGGAAAACTCATCAGCCGAGATATGGCTATGAGAGAACTACCATTTACTGTTAACGTTACACAAGAATTAGAAAAGATTGAAATTGAAGAAATGCGTTCAGCACTTCTTGGTTCACTTACGGCATATACACAAGCAATTCCACAGATGGCTACTCAAGGTCAGGATGCTTCAGAAGTAGTTCGTAAGATTGCTGCGGTAATAAAGGCTCGTCAAAAGGGACAGGCATTAGAAGATGCAATAGAAGCAACCTTTGCTCCGCAGCAAGAAGTTCCTCCTGCTGGTGCGCCGACTGATGCGGTTGAGCAAATGTCCCCTGCTCCCGCTGGTTTGCCAGCAGGAGGTCCTCCAATGCTAGAGCAACCACAAGGAAGACCAGATTTACAAACAATGCTTAGTAGTTTAACCAGTGAAGGACAAGGGCGTTCAGCCGTAAGAACAACTAGAGAACGAGCAATCTAAGGAGTAAATTATGGCAGCACGTAAACGTAAAGTGCGTACTGTTGCTGATAATGATTATTCAAAATTAGATGAATACGCAATTAGTTTGCATGAATATTATAAATCTTTACGTAAGGCTGGTTTTTCCGTAGACAATGCATTATGGTTACTGGCTTCAAAAGAATCACATCCTGATTGGATGCAAAAAATTACATTAGATGATCTTAGAGATCATATTGAAGAAGACGAGGACTAGTAATGGTTGAAAAAAGAGGCGGCTACCGACAGCCTAGCAATCCAGCACCAGTCTCAGGTCCTGGAGCGTTATCACAACGTACAGACGGTGGAGCAGTTGATGGAATGACTCAACCTGCACAAAGTTATACTGGATTTCCTTATGGACAAAATACAGCACTAGAGCAACAACAATCTGCTGCTCCTATGGCTGGTTCACTTTCAGCATCATTTGCTGATTTAGTTACACTTGATGCACCTACACAGCGTCCAGATGAACCACTAACTGCTGGTGTTAATATGGGTGAAGGTCCAGGACGTGAAGCACTTAATCCTACTAATCGTGCGCCATCACTTGTTGATACACTTAAGTATCTTGTGCAATTTGATTCATCAGGTGATGCAGAGTTAATTTATAGAACTCTTACAGACCAAGGTAATGCATGACCAGGTATTTAAAACCTGTTGTAGCGGAAGTTTCGCCTAACCTTTATACGGCTGCAAAGACTGCAAATCTTTCGCAACCACAACTTAACCAAGTTGAACAGATGTCGTATGCCATAAAAAAGCATCGTGATCTTGTTAAGTTAGATGTAGATGTAGCACGTAAGCAGTTTGATCGTTTAGATGAAACTGGTAGAGCACAACTAGAATTTCTTTTTAAAGACGCTGAATATATGAAAGCACCAGATACTGCTGCTGATAGAGTTAAAGGCGTTCTTGGTGGAGCGCTAAAGATTGCGGCTTCGCCGCTTATTGGTTTATTTAAACTTGGCGGACAGTACAACCGCTTGCTTAACACACCTTACAAAGTTGCACGACAGGTTGCACAGGGTGAAGATTTATTTTCTGGCAAAACATGGACTGACGCTTGGGGCGGCGTTGACATGTATGATGTCGGAGCATTGGATAAAGCCGTAAAGTATTTTGGTGCATCTGATGTTGAGGTAGCAAAAGGTTTACTTCTTGGTAAAACTCCAGGCGAGATTCTTGAATACAATGGCAAGGTAGACCCTAACCTACTTGAGTCAATTAAAAAAGCATACAATGATCCAGATTATTTTAAGCAAGTTATGGATGGCGTTAAGTACGCACAGATTTCTCCAGGCCGTGACCTTGCGCGTATGCTTGATCCACGTCCACCTGCTAATGGTGGTATTAGTGGTGACTATGTAAGCGGTAAAACAAAAAACATTTCTGGGTATATTGACTTTACTTATCAGATTGCTATTGATCCACTTACATGGCTTACTGCTGGATTTAGCAAGGGTGTTACTAAGGGCGAACGTATTGCTGGCACAGTTCTTCAAATGATAGATAACGGTGTACCAGTTGAAAAAGCAATTGACCATGTATTTAGAACACAACCTAAGTTAACTGAGTTTTGGGAAAAGGGTCTTGGACCCGCACTTAAAACATTTTCAGAGGCTACTACTGCTGGTGCAAAGAAAGAAGCGTTTGCTGATATTTCACAGCGTTTTCCAGGTTATGCAAATCTTGATGCAGTTATTGCACTTACAACTAAAGACGCACATTTACCACTTGGTGTTGTAGACGCAGCCTCTGCACAAAAGTATTTTGAAAATGCATCTAATTTAAATCTTATGCTTGCTGGTCGTGTTGATGGTATTACATATATACGTAATGGTGTAGCCGTTGCACGCACAAGTCGTTTGTTTAGTGATGGCTTAATACGTTATCTTGATGGTGTATTTAACGCTACATCAAAAACTACTGTTGCTGGTAAAGGACGTAGCGTTGAAGAAGTTGATGAAGCAATGGAGCCAATCTATAAGACGCTTCTTAACTCACAAGATTCTCTTGAGCGTTTAGCAAATCCATTTTCTGATATGAAAGTATTACTTGATGCAAATGCTGAAATTGCTGGATGGAAGCGTATTGGTCGTTTAGCAGCACGTTCTGCTTCAGGATTAGAAGTTCGTCTTGGCGGAAATGCTGCTTCTACTGCGGCTAATTTTACAGCACGTGCTCGTCAGGTTCTTCCAAAAGATATGGCACAAGCACTAACATTTAAGTTTCTAGAATCTACTATAGATGAACAAGTTGTTATTATGCGCAATCTTGATGCTGCAACCATGTACTCAATGGGACTTGGCGGAAGCCAACGTGGTATTGAGTTAATGGAAAAAACACTTGGATTAAAATATGGCGATAGGGCTGGCTTTGCCGCTAAGGTTGAAACTGGAATTAATCCAGAACATGTAAAGGTTATGCCAGAAGGTTCACTTCGTGAAACAAGTATTGGTGTTACACTTGCTGGTGATGGTGCAATGCACCCATACCAGGCAACAGATGCAATTGGATCATTACCATATGACGTAATTGGATCAATGATATGGGAAATTAAATCTAAAAAGAATGTTATTGGTGCAGTTGGCGGAGCAACACAAGGTAATTTTTCTAAAAAAATGGTTGATGCTTGGTCAATTTTAACTTTGTTTCCACGTCTAGGTATTCGTTCTGCTATTGATGAAGCAACAATGTTTGTACTTGCTGCACCTACGCGTGATTTACAATCATATGCACTTCGTGTTGGTTACAAAATGGCTAATATGTCTAAAACTACTACAGGTTCTAAGGCTGCTACTGGTCCAATCCGTGAAGGATTGCAAAAAGTGTTTCAGTTTGGTGGCAAGCGTAGTGGTACTGTACAAAAACTTGGTACAAAGATTAAAATTAATCCAGAAGAAGCCATATCTATTGAAAGACGCATGAACATTCTTGATGATATTGCTGCTGAGCGTGGTATTGAGGCTGGACTTCTTGATAATCTTGAAAAGCGTGAAGCAATTGTTGATGAAGTCTTTAAAATCTATGGTCGTTATCTTGATCCCAAGAGTGCAGAGTATCTTCGTCAGGCTTTAATACATCAACCAGATGCTTTATCTTCAATTGCTAATTCAGTTATTGCACGAAGTGGTTTATCTGGTCAATATGGTGATGAAGTTATGCAGGCTGTAATTACGCCTAGCAGTCTTGACCTTGCACTAGCACAAGCAGGCGTAAAGTTTAATCCACAATCAGCAACTGTAGATATGGCTAGTCTTGCAGATCGTGATGCTGCATTAGTTCACTTTGAAAAATTAGTAAAACGTTTTGTTGGAAATAAGTTTAAGGTTAAGTATGTTAAAGATGGAGAATTAGTCACCAAACTTAATCCAGCAGATATATTTTTTAGATATGATGGGCTACGCCCAGGTGCTGTAGACAAAAACGGCGTTCAAATGTTTGAGTTAGCATTAGATGCTGGCATGCGTAACGTTGGTTTTAAGTGGGATGAGTTTGCTAAAACTTGGGTTATTGATGATGAACTTGTTGCTATGACATTTACTACAAGAACAGCAGATGCTGTGCGCCTTCGTGCGCTAGGTAAGACAGATGCTGAGATTGCACGTGTTCAGTTAGCCCGTATCTTTGCAGATATGTTTGAAACATTTCATGGTAGTTCAACTAAGTTTAATGATGAACTGTTTAATATGGTTACAAAGAACTATCGTGATTTAACTAGACTTGGTGCTGAATCTGGCATTGTTCCTACATGGAATCAAGCAGTTGCTAAAGTAAGCATTGATGATTTTGCTGATGCTAGTAATGGTTTCCGTCTTACTGGTATGGTTACTACAGAACTTGGTGTAGGTAACTTAGCAGATACTGAAAATGTATTCCGTCGTTATGGCAATACTATGATGGAGTGGATGGATCGTCAGGTAAATGGTATCTTCCGTCAGCCTGCTATTATGGTTGCATATACTGGACTTCGTAAGAAGTATGCTGGTTTAGAATCAGAATATGCACGTCAGTTATACCAGTCAAAAACTGGTAAAGTAT